AAATTTTCTGCAAAATTTTGGAAAACCGTACCCACTGAGGGTTGTGCAGGTGTGGCAGGTCTGGCAAGTCTGGCAGGTCGTGCAAGTAATGGGTTAACTAACCCGTTAGCACCTGACCTGTCAGCAGTAAGCGTTTAACCTCTATCGAAATACCCTATTTAAATTAAAAAACGTCTTCTGTAACACTTGACATGTACCTGTCAATAGCTACTATATGCTACACTTATCGAAGTTGCGCCAACGCACCACGTGATATCACGATCTGGAGTAACTGCCGAATCCCTTTGATGGGATTCGAAAGTGAGTTACGCAACGGTAATTAACGTAACGTAATATCACGTAGGAAGGCGCAACCTTCGGAGAAGCTATGTCTGTTAAAGTTGATCCTTCAGTGCTATCCACGATAGATCAGTTACCTCCTGAAAAGCAGCAAGAAATACTGGATTTATTAACCGCGCTGGATAACGCCAAGAAGCGGGAAGCGGCGCGGGAGCATTTCATTGATTTTGTTAGACACATGTGGCCTGCCTTTATTGAAGGCCGCCATCACAAGATCATGGCCGATGCTTTTGAACGCATTGCCTGTGGTGATTTAAAGCGGCTGATTGTTAACATGCCGCCGCGTCATACAAAGAGTGAGTTTGCTTCTTATCTATTGCCTGCGTGGTTTTTGGGCCAATACCCTGAGAAGAAGATCATTCAGACTGCACACACCGCTGAGTTATCAGTTGGTTTTGGCAGGAAGGTTCGTAACCTAGTGGATGACGCTGATTTTAAAAAGGTTTTCCCAAAGTTGGCATTAAGGGCCGATTCCAAAGCGGCTGGGCGATGGAGTACCAATAAAGGTGGCGAATACTTCGCTATCGGTGTTGGTGGTGCGGTAACAGGTAAGGGCGCTGACCTGCTCATCATTGATGACCCTCATAGTGAGCAGGAAGGACAGAGCATTGACCCCTCTGTCTTTGACAAGACTTATGAATGGTACACATCCGGCCCTCGCCAACGTCTACAACCCGGAGGAGCTATCGTTATCGTTATGACACGCTGGCATATGCGTGATCTGACGGGAAAGATAGTCAAGTCCTCAACTCAAAGAGAAGGGGTAGATGAATGGGAAATAATAGAGTTTCCGGCACTCATGCCGTCAGGCAATCCCTTATGGCCGGAATTCTGGAGTCTTAAAGAGCTGGAAGCTCTTAAAAGCGAACTGCCCCCGAGCAAGTGGAATGCTCAGTACCAGCAGATACCCACAGCCGAAGAAGGGGCGCTGGTCAAAAAGGAGTGGTGGAGAGTGTGGGAACAGGAACATCCACCTAAATGCGAATTCGTAATACAGTCTTGGGATACCGCTTTTCTCAAGACAGAACGGGCTGACTACTCAGCCTGCACCACATGGGGCGTTTTCTACGCTCCTGATGACGAAGGGCGTACCAAGCCCAATATCATCCTTCTGGATGCCTACAAAGAACGTCTTGAATTCCCCGAACTCAAAAAAGTCGCTCATGAGCTTTATCTTGAAATGAAGCCCGATGCTTTCATTGTTGAGGCTAAAGCCGCAGGCACTCCATTGATATTTGAACTCAGGGCAATGGGGATTCCGGTGGCTGAATATACCCCGACACGGGGTAACGACAAGATCGCAAGGGTTAACGCTGTTGCTGACTTGTTCGCATCAGGTGTAGTGTGGTGTCCAGAAACCAGATTCGCCGAAGAAGTTGTAGACGAATTCGCCGCCTTTCCAGTGGGCGAACATGATGACTTGGTGGACTCATCCACTCAGGCATTACTCAGATTCAGGCAGGGAGGCTTTCTAAGCCTGTCTTCGGATGAACCCGAAGAGCAGCACATGCCAAGAACGGCCAACTATTATTAATCACAGGAGTTAGAACCCTATGGCTACGATAACCCCGCACAAAGAACGTGTTGATCCAACAATTTTAGGATTGGTATGCGATCCAAATATGTTGGAAGAAAGTGATCTTGCAGACTATAACATACTCGAATCTCAGGTATTTCAAGCAGTATATTGCCTTGCACACAACGCAACAAACGAAGAGCCTACAGAGGCAATGAAATCTTCTCAGGCAGCGTTAAACTTAGCCAATGCGCTGGCCGTCTTGGATAAACTGACAAAACCTTAGAGGAGCGCTAGTTATGCATGAAGCACCGGAAACCTACAAGCATGACGACTTGCTAGACGTTAGTAAGATACCCACTCAGTATTATAATTTAAAAAGCGGTCTCACCGACTCTGATAAAAGCAGGTTGCGGATGCGCCATATACTGCCCTATGGGGTAGAAGTCCATGATGGCAAAGAATATTTAAAGAACCGCAATCATGAAATTATGGCATCAAGAAAAGCTGTCTCTAAAAACTCAGGTTGTTTTTTCGATGATGGCTGCCCTCCGTGGCGACATTTAAATGCAAATTCTGACTCACGCCTGCGTTGCGAGGCTGTATTGGCGGCTTGGATATTAGATAAACCCCTTGATCCTTATTTAAACCCGAACCCATAGAGGTGAAATATGCCCAGTAAATACAACAGTACTGCCAAGAAGCCCGGTAAGGCAGTCAAGAAACCTTATAATCGTGGCGGCAGAATGCGAAGAAACCTTCGTGATGAAGAGGCCAGAGTAATAGGTGTACAGGACGATGCAGCCGATGAGCTACGCAGAGTTCGAGCAAGACGGCCACATGATGCAAAAGAGCGAGCAGACAAGCGAGCCGAGCTTGCCCGTGTTGGCGCAAGAGGTCGTGATGCCCGTGATGAAATGCACAGACTCAGAGACAAGGCTGTAGGGCTGGGCTTAAAGACTGGCGGTAGGGCCAAGAAGCAGGGCTATAACGACAGGCTGGATGAATCTCTTGGTATGCGAAATCGCAAGACCAAGGCGGCTCCTAAGAAGAAAGCGCCTGCCAGAAAAGCAAAAGCAGGCTTATCTAACAAGATAAACCAGCACAAGCGCATGGCTATGGGCGAAGATGTGTTGACAGGAAGGATGCTTAAAACTGGTGGCAAAGCTGTCAAAAAGAAAACTGGCGGCAGAGTTGTTAAGAAGAAAACTGGTGGTCAGACCCTCAAGAGCAGAAGAAAGGAAAGCGAAGGAGCGGAGAAGGCTGCGGGACGCAGAAAGTATGCAGCCGTAGGCACAATGGATAAAGGTGATAAGAAGCTAAAGAGGGGCGGTAGAACCGCTGCCGACAGCGATAAAAGCAAAGCAGCTCATAGCAGAAGCTCTCATAAATACTTTGCTGGGGCATCTCAAAATCCTAAGCGTGTGGGTAGAAGCACAGGCGGCAGAGCGCCAGCTACTACGGGTGTTAGGTTAAACATGGGCGCACCAAAGTCTAAGACCATTAAGGCAAGAGGTATGGGCGCAGCAACCAGAGGCGGTCAATTCAGGACTAACACTTAGTGGCTATAGGAAGGCAGCAGGAATTATGGAGCGAAACACCTAATGTTTACCCCATATCTCCAAAACAATTTAAGGTTATCAAAATACCCAAAGGCGTAGCCGCTGCTCTATATTCAGCGCATCACTACTTGGGGGATAAAGATTTTTTGGCGCGTTATAGTTTTGGAGCAATGTATGAGGGAGAGGCGTGGGGAGCTATTACTTATGGAATCCCTAACCCTCATAGCATAAAAGGATTGTATGATAAAAATACTCAGGATGGTGTTGTTGAAATAACAAGGCTTGCCTTTAAGGAAGGAAGCCCAAAAAACTCTTGCTCCCGCCTTATTGCCCAAAGCATTAAAGAGTTAAAAAGACATTACCCAGTAAGGCTGATTATCACTTACGCCGATACTGCGTATAACCATACAGGTTCAATTTATAAAGCTGCAAACTTTGATTATCACGGATTGACCGATCCTAAGACAGATTTTGTTTTTCCAGACGGTCAGATAAGAAAGGTTAAAAATTTTAAATATTCTGAAGCTGAAGGGTCTTGGGTTCCACGATCACGCAAACATAGATTTTCAAAGCAGGTGAATTAGTGGCTATAGAGAAAGCTTTATACACCAATGGTGCGGGTCTCCCCACTGCTGACGAAATTGAGGTCGAGATAGTCAATCCCGAAGAGGTGACTATCGCTACTGATGATATGGAAATCAGCATGGACTTTGACGAAACCTCCACCGAGCATGGAGCTAACCTTGCCGAGTTCATGGATCAGGCCGAGCTGGAAACACTGGGCAGTGAGCTGGTTGGCATGTTTAATGCCGACCGCACCAGCCGCCATGACTGGGAAGAGTCTTATATAAAAGGGCTTGATCTGTTGGGTATGCGTTTTGAAGACAGAACTACTCCTTGGGACGGGGCTTGCGGCGTGTTTCATCCTCTCTTGAGTGAAGCCGTTGTCAGGTTCCAGTCTCAGACTATTATGGAAATATTTCCTGCAAGTGGGCCTGCTAAAACCAAGATCGTAGGAACGCTCACTACAGAAAAGACCAAGCAAGCAGAACGTGTACAGGATTATCTTAACTACATGATGACGGTTAAGATGCCGGAGTACCGCACAGAAACAGAAAAGCTACTCTTCTCTCTTCCTATTGCAGGCTCAGCCTTCCGCAAAGTCTATTATGACCCCAATTTAGGCAGGGCTTGCAGCATGTTTGTGCCAGCAGAGGACTTTGTAGTCAGCTATGGCGCTGCTGATCTGGAAACAGCAGAGCGAGCCACGCATGTTATGAAGATGGAAGCCAACGATGTGCTGAAATTACAGCAAAGTGGCTTTTACCGGGACGTAGAATTACCTGCTCCTGCTCCTGACACCACAGAGATAAGGGCAAAATACAACAAATTAACAGGCGATCACCCAAGTTATGAGGTAGATCAACGACATACGTTGCTTGAAATAATGGTTAACGTGGATTTACCCGGTTTTGAAGACCTTGAAGCGGGTGAACCGACAAAAATCGGACTTCCTTACGTTATTACTGTCGATAAATCGTCAAACATTATCCTTTCTATACGCCGAAACTGGAAAGAAGACGATGAATTAAAGCTAAAGCGTCAACATTTTGTTCATTACCAGTACCTTCCGGGGCTGGGGTTCTATGGGTTTGGGCTAGTTCACATGATTGGCGGCCTAACCAAGTCAGCAACCTCGTTATTACGCCAATTAGTTGACGCAGGTACGCTTGCCAACCTTCCGGGTGGCCTAAAAGCGCGGGGATTACGCATTAAAGGCGATGATTCGCCAATTATGCCCGGAGAATTCCGCGATGTGGACGTTCCGGGCGGTGTTATCAGGGATAACATCACATTTTTACCCTATAAAGAGCCATCTGCGGTGTTACACCAGATGCTTCAGGAAATTGTGGAGGATGGCAGACGATTTGCTTCCGCTGGCGATGTAAAAGCCGCCGATATAAACGGCGAAGCGCCAGTTGGCACGACTCTTGCGCTCCTAGAGCGCGAAATGAAGGTTATCAGTGCGGTGCAGGCCCGTGTTCACGCCTCAATGAAGGAAGAACTTAAAATTCTTTGCGACATTGTGGTGGAATACGGCCCTACTGAGTATCCGTATGAAACCGAGGCTAACGCGGTAACGGTAGAAGACTTTGATGACCGTGTAGACATTATTCCTGTTAGCGATCCAAACGCTGGGACGATGGCGCAGCGAATTATGCAGTATCAGGCAGCGCTTCAGTTGGCTGCTCAAGCTCCGCAGATGTATAACCTGCCGCTTTTGCACCGACAGATGCTGGAAGTTCTGGGTATTCGTGATCCAGACAAGATTGTGCCGACTCATGATGACATGAGACCTACTGATCCTATATCAGAAAACATGAATCTGATGATTGGCGAGCCAGTAAAAGCCTTTATATATCAAGATCATAAGGCTCATATAGAGGCGCATACTGCGGCCATGAACGATCCAAAGATAGCCGAATTGCTGAATCTAGCACCGGATGCACAAATGAAACAGGCAGCGCTGGCTGCCCACATAGCCGAACACGTTGCCTTCCAGTACAGGCGTGACATTGAAAAGGAATTGGGTGTGCCATTGCCACCACCGGATGAGCATCTGCCCGAAGACATTGAATTCAGGCTGTCTCAACTGGTAGCTCCTGCTGCTGAGCAGTTAACAGGAAGGGCCGAGATGGAAATTGCTGCCGAGCAAGCAGCGGCGCAAGCGG